AATCGCCGGGGCTTAAAGCCCCACGAAACGAGACCCCCAGAAATGGGGGTCTTTTTTTTGCCCACCCTTGCAGATTTATGAGCCTTTATCCTGAGTTTCTCCCCGATGCCAAGGAGATCGTGGCGGACCTAGGTATCCCTGGTTCGACCGCCGGCGGAGCCCTGACCTTCTCCTGCCTCATCTCCGAACCCGCCTACACGACCGTCCTCGAGGCGGGGGGGTATAACGAGCGGACCCAGTACTCGGTCAGGCTCCCCGCTGTAACGGCCTCCTGGAGCCTCCCAGATGGGTCTATTGGGGCATCTGGTCCGACCCTCGCGGCTGGGGTACCCGTCGCCGGGCTGGGTATCGGCAAGCGCCTGACGGTCGGGGGCAGGGTCGTCCGCATCAACAGCCAGACCTATAAGCCTGCCTCGGCTTGGATCACCCTCATCGTCATCGACGCCGACCAATGATGCAGGGCGGCATCGTCCCTCGGAGTCGTGATGACTTCATGGCTGCCATCGAGGCCTTCAGCAAAGGCACGGGCGACGGCCTGCGGGACGTGTTCCTGGAGCAAGGCGCCTTGTGCTGCCGAGACTCCATGATCTTCACGCCCCCCATCGTGAAGGCCGGGGGCGACGGCATGAGCAAGGAGGCCAAGCTCGCCGGCGAACTGGCTATCCAGAAGGACGTTAAGTCTGTCATGGTCGGCGAGCGCTCGGGAAGCACCCGGGCCCGCCGTGGTCGCCTGTTCCGTAAACTGGGCAGCGCTTCCTTTACGAACAACCCGGCCAAGTTCTGGAAACTCGCCGCGGACAACTCTGAGCTCTTCGCCGGGAACGGCCTCTGGTCTCGCATGTTCGGCAACGGCTTCGGAACGGAGAATGGTTTCAAGAAGCTGAAGAACTACTTCGGCAAGATCGGCCAGGAGGAGGCATCAAACATCTTCAACCGCCCCATCGTCGAGAGCCGCGAACAGGTCCGCCAGATTCACGAGACTTTCAAGAAGCGCTTCGGCGGACGCATCGTCAAGAACGGCGGACCTGGCATGGAGTTCTGGCAGCGGACCGTGGTCAAGGACGCCGTCCTGGAGGCCTACATCAAAGAGCGCATCAAGACTGTCGGTCGCATCAAGGCCGGCTGGGTCGATACCCTGAACAAGCTGCCGAAGCCGACCAACCTCTCCGGCCCTGCCTCCCGCAAGAACTCCGGCCGTTCTCAGATTCCTCTCTGGATTAAGCGCCACGCGAAGAGCGACGGCTATGTGGTCATGTCCATGCGCCAGGTTGACCAGCTGATAATCGATATCAAACTCGGGAACCGCATTGGCGACACTGACTTTATTGCAACCGACGCGGACACGAAGAACCTAGTCTACGGCAACCGCGTCAAGCAGATGCCGGCCATGCTCGAGAACATGCTCCAAAAGCAGAAGGAAAAGTTCAACCGCGGTAAACGCTAACCACTCTATGGGAACCATCTCTGTCAGACATATCACCGAGGGCGTCCTCGACACTTACCTCAGCGCCGACGACGGGCTGACGGGGGTCGCCGTCTACACTGGCGACAACGCCGAGATCAACGTGCTGCCGAAGTGCGTGGTCCTGTGCGACGCCGCCCGGGCTCCGGCCGAACTGCCCGAAGGCCTTGGCAACTTCCATTGCTCGGTCCGAGTGACCATCTTCTCGAACGCCGACGACACGACCCTGACCGCGCACCGTGCCCGCGTGGCCTCCGTGGCCGGGGCGATGTCGAACATCTCCGCGATCAAAGCCGCCTTCGTGGCGGGGGGCGATGCGCTCTGCTATGACGTGACCCCTGAGTCCGAGGACGAAGGCCGCGACGAGCGCTCCTGGGCTTCGGTCCTGAGCTTCGACGTCTTCGTGGTCGTGAACCCGCAGCCCTGAGGGTTGCCCTAGTCCGCAGTTTCAAAGACTATGGCCGCCATTCTCAACGGAACTTCCTGCATTTACGGTATCGGTTCGGGTACTGTGTCGAATCTCTTCGTCCAGTCCTTCTCCGTCTCTGCCGGCTTCAACAACGAGGACACCGTCCAGAACGAGGCCGGCCTCACGGTCACCCATCGGCTCGACGATCGCAAGACGACCCTGAGCGTGGACGGCATCGTCAAGGTCGGAACGGTCCCGACCCTCGGCTCGACCCTGACCTTCACGACCAACACTAATTCCTCTTACCCCGCCGGCACGGCTTCGACGACCTTCACTGGAGTCGTAGTCAAGGTGGACGAGAAATCGGTCAATAAGGGCTTCTGCTCGGTCTCCATCGAAGCGGTCGATTACGAAGGTATCTCCTTCGCCTAACCTTGCTCTTTGACTCCCCTGCGAAAGGGGTAGTCTGGAGGGGTGGACGGAAGATTCCTGCGTGCTTTCACTGACCCCGCAAGGGTCTCCTTCCTCGGAAGGCCTGTGTATCCCTGGTGCCTCAAGTACCGGGTTCGCTTGCTTGCCATCGAATCGCCCTTGGCTGACGAGTCAGGCCGCGTGCCCACGGCGCTCGACCTACTGACGGCCGTGAAGATCTGCGCCGAGGAACCCATGGGCGAGCTGACGAAGGAGGAAGTCAAACTGGTCAAATCCCTTGGCGAACGCCCGGGCAAGTTCCTCACCGAATGCGAACGGTTCCAGGAGTACGCCCACGTCGGCGCGTGGCCTAAGTTCTGGGAGTCGAACAAGAAGAACGGGAACACGGCAGAGGACGCTGGAATCCCTTGGCCCCTGATGGTCGTGGCCTCCCTGGTCAAACACGGCCACGAAGAGAAGCGGGCTTGGGAAATGCCCGAGTGCCAAGCCATCTGGTTTAACGCCGCGTATGCCTCCATGAACGGCTCCGAGAATAAGATCCTGACGACCGACGAGGAGGCTTTCATGGACGAGCAGGAACGCCTCGCCAAGGTTGCCCCCTCCGCAGAGGTAAAGACCCCCCCTCCCCATGTCCCAGAAACTTGAATATGAACTGAAGGGAAAGTCCGACGTCGAGCAAGTGACTGGCCGGGCGAAGAAGTCCGTCGAGACGTTGGGACAGTCGTTCAAGAAGGCGGGCGATGATATCATCAAGAAGTTCACCGGCATGTTCGCCGGGGCCGTCCTCTTCGACAAGGCGCTGAACCTCATCACCGGGACGTTCCGCGAACTAGGGGAAGTGGCCGACCAGGTTGACCGCTCTGGCCTATCCTCCGATCAGTTCCAGCGACTGGCTTACGCGGCGCAGCAGTCCGGCGTCTCCGTCTCTGTCCTGGCTAAGGCGACCCGTCAGCTGCGCGTTGACATGGCCGAGGCCGCCGTCGGCACGGGCAAGAAGGTCGAGATGTTCAAGGCCTTGGGAATCTCCCTGGAGCAGCTGAAGAGCGGTGACGCCACGTCCGTGTTTATCGCCATCGCAAGGGCTATGGCTGAAAGTTCCGATGACTCCGAGCGCCTGCTAATCGCGACGGCTCTCTTCGGGGACAAGATTGGCAACGATATCATCCCGCTCCTGGGCAACTTTGAGAAGCTCCAGAGGGACATCGCCAACGCCCCGATCGTGGACGCCAAGACCCTCAAGCTCATCGGCGATTATAATGACGGGGTGGACAGGCTGAACTCCGGCCTGAAGGTTTTGATCGCAAGTCTCTTCGGGGTCTATGATGCGTATTATAAGTGGTCTTCGAAGGTGGCTGAAGACATCGCGTCTGGCATGTTCGGAATCCTGAACAAGTTCGGCATCGGAGGCGCTGCTTCCAATGTAGTCCAGGGGGCTATGGTTTTAAACCCGATTGGTTTCGCCGCCGTGAAGTCAGGCCTCGCCGACGGCAACATCAAGCCGACCTCGGCAGCGGCTTCTACCACATCAAGCGGAGAGCGGGCCAAGGCTATCCTCGACGTGATCAAGTCCACTCAGAAGACGGAGAAGGAAAAGGCCGCCGACACCAAGGGCCAGACAGGCGGGAGCACGGCGACCTCGGTCTCCGGCAACGTGATCGGCGTCGGCCAGAACCCGGTCGTCACCGCCATCCACGAACAGACCGAACTCGCCAAGCAGTCGGTCGAATACCTCCGCATGCTCGCGACGAAGACCCCCAATACCCCGCCCGCCAACCTGACCGAGAAGGGCGGAACCCCCGTCACCCCTGCCACCTCTGCCCCCCGCAAATAATTCTTTCTCATGGCTATCGTCAAACTAGGCAATCCCCTCACCGAGAAGTTCCTGCAAGCCGGCTCGACTTACGAGACCGACGGCTACGGCCTGCTCACCGCGAAGGGTATCTATCAGCTCGACCAGACGGTAGGCGGAACGGCCATCGTCGGCGGTCAGGTTCACCCGCAGTATTCCGACCTGTTCGTCCATAAGTTTACCCTGACGCGCAACAGCCTGCTGATTGACCAGGTCGATGCGGACTACATCGGCATCATGTCTTCGGTCGGCAACACGACCCGCCCGAACGTCACGGCCTCGCACGGCCTGACTTCGGAGCACATCACGACCCACCCCAACTTCTTCGGCCCGGCTGCTGGCTTCTCCACCGCGATCGCCGGCAATGGGACTACCTTCACGGCCTCGACCATTAACCCGGACTACTGGGTCGGCGGCATCTTCGGCGCTCACTTCAAGGGATTAGCCACTAACGCGGGAGGCTTCATCGGCTTCCTCGATTCATCGACCGCGTCGAAGCAATACTTCTACGGAAAGAATCAGTATCTCGCCCCGACGACTTCCTTCTCCGGCCACATCTACACGAAGGACACGGCAGTCGTGACGAACCTACGAAACGCCGTCGGTAAGACCAGCACGTCAAACGTCTTCAGCGGTACGAAACTCCTGCCCGATCACGTCGGGACGACATGGACTGCAAGCGTCAAAGGCTCCGCTCGTCCTACCCTCATGCTTTCACAGGTGTCTTTCGAAGACTACTGCGTGGCACCTTCCGGGACGCCCGTCATCTTCAAGGTAAACTATGAGCTGAGGTTCAACCGCGAAGGCTATCCCGAGGAAGTCTATCAGAGCCTATGAGCAAGATTCAGCCAGGCTCAGGATACGGCTTCAACTCCGGGGGTTTCGGCTTCACCCTCAACACGGTGGACCCGTTCGCCGCGTTCAATCAGGAGGCATTCAAGACGCACCCGCTGCAGATCTTCAATCTAACTTACGACGTACCCGGCTCGGCGTGGCTTTATAAGGTCGTCCCTGGAACCCTGAACAACGTCGTCCCTGAGATAAACGAAGACGGGGTATGGGTGCCCCTGGACCGAACGACCGCGGGCAAGCCTGACTGGCCGACCAGCGTGGTCAACTTCAGCGCAAGCTCCCCGAAGAAGTCGTATATCTACCTTCGCGGGGGCGTTGACCCTGAGACAAAGGCCTTCCCTTCCCCCGTGTCCTCAGCCCAGACGGCTCGGATCATCTCTTCAGATGTCGTCCTGACCGACACTGATACCTATGGCTATGTCCTGCTTTGCGAAATCACCGAGGGGACAGGCAACGCAATATCGTTTAACCAGTTCATCAGTGGCTCCCTATGGGGAGACAGAATCAAGCTGGGAACGACGACGGCCCGCTACTACTACGCCCGGATCTGATGGGCTACATCATCGGCATCGAAAGCACGACGCCCACTTGGGGAAATCTCCGCGAAGTCGTTCTTAACTTTGACGTTCCGCCCGACCCGGCTAACCCCACCGTCTTCGGTGATTATAACCGTGAGTACCCCGCCGGAGCAAACTATCTGAAGACCATCGAAGGCAATGGCTTCATCAGGGTCCGCACTGAGGCAGGCGGACCTTACATTGACTTCTCTGAGCAGACCGCGCCCATCGAGGACTACTTCATTGCCGGCGGCTTCGTCGAACCGTACCCCGAGGACATGGTAGGGCGTACCGTCGAGACGAGCACAAGTTCCTTCACCCTGATCATCGATGCGTTCGACATTGGACAGACCGCAGGATTAGGCGGGACGAGCCCCGTCACAGAGATGGAATGGTTCGAGAACCTGACTTGAACCAAGGTCTTTGACGGGATGCCCGCCCCCGCAGTTTTGAACCGCTATGGCTGATACCGTCCAATTCACTCGAGGCAATAGCTTCGCCTGCTCGTTCTCGTGGACCCCGGGCCCGACCGGCCCTGCGAACCTCCTCGCCACCACGATTACCTCGACCTTGGAAGACAAGTGTGGGGGCTCGTACGCGATGACGGTGACGAAGGCGCTGGACGGTCTCAGCTTCACGGTGCAGTTCGCCGGCGACACGTCCGACTGGCACCTCGGTCTCGGTAGCTGGGACATCCGCTTTGCCTTCCCGACTGGCGTCTCCCACTCGGACGTCTTCCGCGTGAACGTCGTCGAGTCCATTACCGCCGCCTAATTTATGCCGTTCGGAACCATCACTTCCACGTCCAACACGTTCGGCAGCATCTCAGGCGACGTCGGCGCCAATGTGCCCGGAACCCTCTCGGGTTCGGTCGGGGTTCCTGGGCCGCAGGGACCCCAAGGGATTCAAGGGATTCAAGGGATTCAAGGCCCGCCCGGACCTCCCGGGGTCGGCGGCACATGGGGTACCATCGTCGGCACCCTCTCCGACCAGACTGACCTCTGGACGGAACTGGGAACGAAGTATCCCGCGTCTAACCCTTCTGGCTTCATCACGGCCTCGGCCCTATCGCCTTACCTGACGACCGCCACGGCCAACGCCACGTTCCAGACGCTGGCAGGCATGAGCTCGTATCTAACGACCTCGGCTGCCGCCGCTGGATACTACCCCCTCTCTGGTAACCCATCGGGCTTCCTGACGGCAGCCAGCCTATCAGGATACGCTCCGCTCGCTTCCCCTGCCTTCACGGGCAACCCGACCGCCCCGACCGCCGCCCTAGGCGATAACGACACCTCAATTGCCACGACCGCCTTCGTCCAGCAGGAACTCCTGTCGGGCACGGCCAACGCCCGCAACCTCGAGGTCTATGTCCGCAACCAGACCGGCTCGACCCTCCCTGCCGGTACGATCGTCTACATCGACGGCGCCACGGGTAACCGCCCGACGATCACGCT